GCCGTGGCGTCGCCTGCCACGAGCTCGTGGCCGAGCGCACCATGGACCCGCGCATCGCCATCGAGGTGATCGAGCGCCTCGCCAAGGATCACCCGATCCGCGAGGTGGCCTACGACCCCAACCGCTTCGAGCTTGCCGCCCGCATGCTTGACGAGAAGGGCTTCCGCGTGGCCGACGCCTGGGGCAAGCGCGCCAACCAGACCCGCGCCTGGGCGGCGCTGTTCGACAACGTGCAGACCGGCCGCATCGCCCACGACGGCGACCTGGTGCTCGCTGAGCACGTAACCCACGCCGAGGCCGAGCACACTGAGTTGGGCTGGAAGGTGCGCAAGATCCGCGGGCAGGGTCTGGTCAAGATCGACGCGCTGGTCGCCGCGGCCATCGCCACTTGGCGCTGCCAGATGGAAGGCGACTCAGCCGACTACGTCCTGTCGTGGGACGACATCGAGGTGCCGGCATGACCACCGACACCAACCGAATCACCGTGCGCGACGCTGCAGACGCCTCAGCCAACATCATCTGGAACCTCGAGGACAGGCTGCGCGCCGCGCACGGCGAGAACCTGGCCCTGCGCGCGATCCTCTCGGAGCACGGGATCGAGGCCGCTGGGCCCGATGGTGTCGCAACGCTGCTGCGCCTGCGTCGCCTCGAGGACGTGATGGATCTGGCCCGCGAGTACCTGTTCGACGAGTCAGAGGCCAAGCGCGCATCGCTGTGGGCCGCGATCGTCGAGGCCGGGAGGGCACCGTGAAGGTCGTCGCCCTCATCAGCTGGTGGGAGGAGTCTCCCGCCTGGCTGGCCGCGACCGTGAGCTCGGCCGCCAAGCTGTGCGACCACGTCGTCGCCGTTGACGGTGCCTACGCGCTCATGCCGGGCGGCACGGCGCGCTCCGAGCCCACTCAGGCCGAGGTCGTGCTTCGCACCTGCGACGCGCTGGGCATGGGCTGCACGATCGTGCGCCCGAAGGACATCTGGCACGGCAACGAGGTCGAGAAGCGCACCTTCTGCTTCGCCGAGTGCCGAAACGTGGTGACCCCGGGAGAGGACTGGATCATCGTGCTGGACGGCGACGACGTCCTGACACACGTTCCCGACGACACTCGCATGCGCCTCGAGCTGACTGAGATGGACGTGGCCGAGGTGCTGCTGTGGGACCGGGAGACGTGGATCAAGGAGGAGACCGCAGCTGCTGCCCAGGCGCTCGAGCTTCCTCCGCACTCGGTGCAGAAGCAGCGGCGCATCTTCCGGGCTGCTGAGCAGATCGACGTGGTCGGCGCGCACTTCTGCTATCGCGCCCGCACCGGCGATGAGGTGAGCTGGTACTGGGGCACCGACGACCACGGCCTCGCACCGGCGCTGCGTCTGCACGAGGTGCGTATCGAGCACCGCACCAAGCACCGCGACCTGTGGCGCAAGCAGCAGGCTCAGGACTACTACGAGCGCCGAAACGCGCTGAAGATCGAGACCGTTGGCGTTCGTCTGATGGAGGACGAGCGCGGCGAGGTGGTGAGAGTTGCCTAACTGGCGTGACTTCTTCCGCAGCACCCCGGCACCGCCGGCCGAGGAGCGCGCGATGGACTTCGGCCGCGAGGATCTCATCCCGCTGCCCGGGGCCAACTTCGCAACGTGGACCGGGATGTACCTGCAGGACGATCAGGCCGCGGGCCTGCCTGCAGTGGGCGGCGCGATCCGCCTGATCTCCGAGACGATCGGGTCTCTCCCCTGCTTGGTCTACTCAGGCTCCGGGCCCGACCGCGAGAAGGCCACGAACAGCCTGCAGTGGGAGCTGCTGCACGAGCGGCCGGCGATGGACTCGACGCCGTTCGACCTGTTTCAGGACATCGCCGCATGCATCGAGACCCGCGGCAACGCCTTCGTGCAGAAGATCCGCGACAACCGTGGCCGCGTCACCGAGCTGATCGTGATCGACCCGGACGCGGTGCGCGTCTACCGCGACGCAGACACCCGCGAGAAGAAGTTCGACATCCAAGCGGGCGGCGACCGGTACGTCGGGCTGACCTCGACCGACATCCTGCACGTGCGCGGCATGACGCTGCGCGGCGGCATCCGCGGCATCTCTCCGATCGAGCTGCACCGCAACTCGATCGCCATGGCCTACGCGGTGCAGGAGTACGTCGGGCGCTACTTCCAGAACGACGCGACCCCGGGCATGGTGATCAAGGTCCCCGGGAGTCTCAGCAACCAGCAGGCCCGCCAGATCCTCGAGGTGTGGAGCGCCAACCACGCCGGGCTGCGCAACGCCCACCGCCCGAGCGTTCTCGCCGGCGGCGCTGACCTCGACCAGGTGCGCGTCAACCTCTCCGACACGACCGCGATCGAGGCGCAGAGGTTCAGCGTGTTCGAGGTGGCGCGCATGTTCAGCGTGCCCGCGTCGCTGCTCGGCGCATACGAGTCCACCTTCCGCCCGACCGCAGACGAGATCGGCGCGTTCATGAAGCTGTGCCTGGGCCCGCGCCTTCGCCGCATCGAGAGCGCGCTGCGTGCCGACCCCGACCTGTTCGGCGGAACCGAGCTCTACCCCGAGTTCAAGGTGGACTCGCTGCTTCGCGCCGACACCGCGGAGCGCTACGCCGCATACGTGGCCGCCCGTCAGGCCGGTTGGCTCAGCTCGAACGAGATCCGCGAGCTCGAGAACTACCCCGCGGTCGACGGCGGCGACAACGTGCAGCAGACGCCGGTCGGCGGCGCGCCGAACCCGAGCCCCGAGACCTAATGCCCTGGCACATCGAGACAGACAACCCGGAGTGCGCGGGAGGCTTCGCCGTGGTCAAGGACGACGACGGCGCTGTCGTGGGCTGCCACGAGAGCGAGCAGTCAGCGCAGGATCAGCTGACCGCGCTCAACATCTCTGAGGCAGAGGACCGCGGGCCGTACGGCGTCGACCTGACCGTCAATGAGGCGACGCAGTCCGCAGCAGCTCGTGGGCTCAGGCTTCACGAGGACGGCAAGAGCGGCGACGGACTCGTGCCGGCGACCGTGCGCGACGCGGTCAAGATGGCACGCGGCGAGGAGCTGTCAGAAGACAAGGTACGAAGGATGCCCGCATGGTTCGCCCGTCACGAGGGCGACTGGACCCCGGGCACCGATGATCAGGCCGGCGAAGAGACTCCCGGCTACGTCGCATGGCTGCTCTGGGGCGGCGACCCCGGGCGTGACTGGGCCGAGCGCAAGGTGCGCGAGCTCGACCGTGCTGAAACTGAGGCGCAACGAGCCGCAAACGCCGGCGAAACGGAGGTACCTCTCAACATGACGAAGCGTGATCTGCCCGACAACTACCGCCTCGCGCTCGAGGAGGACGTGCCTAGCGGGCGCGCCTGCGGCAACTGCGGCTTCTACGACGAGACCGATCGCGTGGACGACATGGCGCGGTGCTCGAAGTGGGACGAGTACGTTCGCGGCGACTACTACTGCAACGCCTGGCAGCCCAAGGGCGAGGCCGGCGAGGTCGGAGAGGTCGAGGACGACATCGACGACGGCAACGAGGGCGTGACCGTGATCGGTGTAATCACTGAGCGGGCCGCCCCGCTTGCCCGCGTTGAGTGGCGCGAGAGCGGCGCTGGACCGGACATCAAGACCATCCGCGGCTACGCCGCGGTGTTCAACAGCATGAGCCACGACCTCGGCGGCTTCCGCGAGATCATCGCCCCTGGCGCGTTCAGCAACGTGCTCGCACGCGGTGCCGATGTCAGGCTCCTCTACAACCACGACGACGGCGCGGTCATGGCCCGCACCAAGAGCGGCACGCTCGAGCTCGTCGAGGACGAGGTCGGCCTGCGCATTTGGGCGCGCGTCGACATGGTTGATCCCGACGTGCAGCGCGTCGCGTCCAAGATGATGCGCGCCGACGTGGATCAGATGAGTTTTGCGTTCACCGTCGAGGAGGACGAGTGGGACGAGAGCGGCGGCTACCCGCTGCGAACGATCCGCTCGGTCGGTGAGCTGTACGAGGTTTCCGTCGTTCCCTTCCCCGCATACGAGGCCACCAAGGCCGAGATGCTCGAGAGGGCTCGATCGGATGGTCGCGTGCTCATCGCACGGGCCACGCCCACCGTCGCGGAGCCTTCTCCGGGCGGCAGCGAGTCGCAGGTCGATGACCTGGGCATGGGCCGATCGCGTTCCGACGAGGGACGCATCCGGGCCGCCAAGTGGCGCGCCCGCCTTTCCCATCACAGACTGAACACGAGGTGACCAACATGAGCGACAAGCTCATTGAGGCTCGCTCCGCGCTCGTTGCCGCCGTCGAGGAGCTCGACGAGGCCACCGCTGCGCTGTCCGAGCCGGCTGAGGGCACCGATCTGGACGAGCTGGAGGCGCGTTGCGCCGCCGCTGAGGTCGAGATCGAGCGCCGCAAGAAGATCGTGGACCGCATGGAGAAGGTGACCGAGGCTCGTGCCTCGCAGCCGCTCCTGGTCGAGGAGGACGACGTGCGCGTCGAGGTTCGCAAGGAGGAGTCGATCTACCGCCCCGACGGGCAGCAGTCGTTCTTCCGTGACGTGATGCGCGCTCACTCGGGCGACGTCGAGGCGCGTGAGCGCCTGCACCGTCACTCGGTGGAGATGCGTGACGTGACGGCCGCCTCGGGCGGTGCCGGCTACGTGCCCCCGGTCTACCTGTCCGAATTCGCAGCGCCAAAGGCTCGGGCAGGAGGACCCCTCCTCGCGCAGCTCCCCAAGGCACCCCTCCCAGATGCTGGAATGACCATCTCGGTGCCCCGCGTGACCACCGGCACCTCGGTCGCTGCGCAGACCGAAAACGGCTCGGTGAGCGAGACGGATTTCGTCTCGTCGCAGCTCAGCACCTCGATTCGCACGATCGCGGGACAGTCCGACGTCTCGATCCAGTTCTTCGAGAGGTCGTTCCCGGGTGCCGACGTCGTCATCGCTGACGACCTGGCGCGTGCGTACACGACCGAGTTCGACCGCCAGCTCATCAACGGCGCTTCGGCCTCGTCGGAGCACACCGGCCTGCTGAACGTCTCCTCGATCGGCTCGGTGACCTTCACCAGCACGACGCCGACCTCGGGCGACTTCCTCTCGCCGATCTACAAGGCGATCAGCACCGTGACCTCGAACTACTTCGAGGCCCCGACGCACATCGTGATGCACCCGCGCCGCGCTGCCTTCCTGGCTGCCGGCCAGAGCACGTCCAACCCGATCTTCCAGCAGGGTGGCCTGATGATGGCTGCCGGCGAGCAGAACGAGGGTCTGGTCGGCTCGATCGCGGGCCTGCCGGTGGTGGCGGACGCCAACGTCCCGACCACCCTCGGCTCGGGCACCGACGAGGACGCGATCCTCGTGATCAACGCCCCGGCCCTGCGGGTCATGGAGGGTCAGCCCCGCTTCAAGGTGCACGAGTCGGTCGGCTCGGGCACGCTTACGGTGCGCCTGAGCTACTACGGCTACTCAGGGTTCATGAGTGGCCGGTACCCGGAGGCCATCTGCAAGATCACCGGCACGGGTCTGAACGAGACCCTGTAGTCCGACTGATCTGACCGTGAACGGGCCCGTCACCTCATCCGAGGCGGCGGGCCCGTCGCGTTCCTGAGACCAGGAGAACAACGTGACCGACCAACAGAAGGCCGACTACATCAAGTCGCTGCTCGAGGAGCGCCGCTACTGCGAGCGCTGGGGGCAGGACGAGCGCGTGAAGGACATCGACGACGAGCTCAAGCGCCAGGGCCACGAGGCCAAGACGCCGGCCAAGCGTGCCGAGAGCCGTCCGCGCACCGCTCGCACCACGAAGAAGATCGAGACCCGCTAGATGCCGGCGTTCCGCCTCATTCGTCGTCTGCTCGACCTCGATGATGTCTCCGGCACCCCGACCGCGGGCGCATCTCTTCAGTACGACGGGACGCAGTGGGTGCCGTCCTCGACGCTGTCGCCTGGTTACTGGGGCTCCTTCTGGAATACCCAAGACCAGACAGCAACGGGCGACGACGAGGCGAAGGCGATCACCGTCAACGCCTCGGACGGCCAGAACAACGGCGTGAGCGTGGTCAGCAACAGCCAGATCACCTTCGCCAACGCAGGCGTCTACAACCTGCAGTTCTCAGCGCAGATAGACCGCGACTCAGGATCAGGGCTGGCCGAGGTCGACATCTGGCTCAGCAAGAATGGGGCCAACGTCGCCAACACCAACACGCGCGTGACGGTTTCTGGCAGCGCGAGTCAAGCGAAGATGGTCGCCGCGTGGAATCTCGTCGTCAAGTTGGCCGCGTCTGACTACCTCGAGCTTTACTGGTCAACGACCGACGACCGAATCATCCTCCACGCAGAGGGAACGCAGTCCAATCCGACGCGGCCGGCGATCCCGTCGGTCATCATTACAGCTACGCAGGTGAGCGCATGAGCATCTACGCCGCACCGGGACTGACATACGAGGCGAGCGCCTCTAACTTCCCGACCGGGCTGACTGGGACGATTGGCGTGCGCGTCACCGATGGAATCGGCGGCACGACGACATCTCGAACCACGAGCGGGATCGCAGAGTTCCCAGCAGGTTCGGGGATCTACACGGTCACGCTGACCGCGCCAACGAGCGCAGGGCAGTATCAGGTCGTCTGGGATAGCGGCGGCGGCTCGCCTACCTGGGCAACCGAGGAGCTCGTCGTCACGAGCTCAAGCCCGGGTGGATCAACGCCGTCAGGAATCGACCTCTGCACGCTCTCAGACGTCCGCGAGGCGCTCGAGCTGCCGGCCTCTGACACCACGCGCGATGCCCTGATTCAGACGCTGATCACCGGGATGTCGCAGGCGATCAACCGCGAATACGAGCGCGAGTTCTCGCCGGCCACCGGATCGGCGACCAGGCGCTTCCAGATCCCGGCAGGATCGCTGATCCTCGACCTGACCCCGTATGACCTGCGCACGGTGAGCTCGCTGAAGCTGAACCCCGACATCGACGGCGGCTCAACGCTGACCGCCTCGACCGACTTCCAGCTGACTCCGGTCGTGAACCCGCAGGGCCCATACCAAGGCGTGCGCTTCTCGAACCGCGTGAGCAGCCTGCACAGCTCGCAGACCGCGATGGACTTCGGCTACACGCTGTGCGACATCGCGGGCGCGTGGGGCTTCGCCTCAGTGCCGGAGGACGTAAGGCGCGCCTGCGTGATCGCGGTGCAGTCTGCGCTTAGGCGCGATCTCACCGAGCTCGCCATCGCCGGCATCGAGGAGCCCCAGAGCATCGCTCCTGAGGGCCCTGCGACTCACGCCCTCCCCGCGGCCTCCCGTCGCCTTCTGGCACCGTTCCGGCGCACGGCAGGGGCCTACTAGTGAGCACCAGCACCGCGCCGGCGTTCCTCAACGCCTTGCACGATGGGCTCAGCTCGCGCACCGGCCTGACCGGCGTGCGCGTCAACTACGGTCCCGCGCTGCCCGACCCCGGGCGCGAGAGCGTCAACATCCTCGGCCTCTCAGGAGATCAGTCCTGGGCGAGCCTGGGACGCCTGGCCAAGGACGAGGTCTACACCGTCGAGGTGTTGATCCTCGTGATCCGCGAGGGCCAGCAGACCCAGCCCGCTGTTGAGCGGGCCTACGAGCTCATGGTCGAGCTCGAGGACGAGCTGCGCGAAACCAGCAGCTCTCCCACGATGGACAACACCGTGCGCGTGGCGTCGGTGTCGTCCGTCCAGCTGGAGGTCGGCGCGTCAGACACGACGCGATCGGCGCTTCTCACCATCGGCGTGCGCGTGGAAGCGCGCATCTAGGAGGAAACCGTGAAGGTCGAGTACGTGGGACCGCACTCCGCGGTCGATGTGCCGCTCGCCAACGGGCACGTCATCACCGTGCGCCGTGGTGAGGCGGTAGATGTGACGAAGGGGATCGCAGACGGTCTGCTGATCCAAGACACATGGGTCGAGCCCAAGAAGGCAGCCCCGAAGAAGGCCGAGAAGGCCGAGGAGGAGTAGCCACATGGCTATCCGCAGCGGATTGGCCGCTCAGCTGGGGGCGGTCGCAGAGGACACCTGGGGCACCTACAAGGCCCCGACCAGCTTTATCGAGTTCACCGAGGAGTCGCTGGCTCTCGCCATCGAACGCATCGAGTCCCCGGGCCTGCGTGCGAACAACCGCGTGCTGCGTACCGACCGCTGGGCCGCCGGCCAGAAGCGCGTCGAGGGCACGGTGAGCTTCGAGGCCCCGAGCAAGGGCCTCGGTCTGTGGGTCAAGCACGCGCTCGGGTCGGTGAGCATCACGACCCCGTCGGGTGCCACCAACGCGCGCCTGCACACCCACACGCTTGGTGACCCCTACGGCCTCGGCCTCACGGTGCAGGTGGGACGTCCCTCGAGCAACGGGACAGTCAACCCGTTCAGCTACACCGGCTGCAAGATCGACCAGATCACGTTCAACAACAGCGTGGATGAGTTCCTGGTGGTCGAGTGCGAGATGGTCGCCGAGGACGAGACGACGTCTGAGTCGCTGGCCTCAGCGAGCTACCCGACCGGCGTGCAGCTGTTCAACTGGACGCAGGGCACGATCACGATCGCCTCGAGCACGGTCGGCGTGGTGACCGACTTCTCGGTCACCGTGGCCAACAACCACAAGAGCGACCGCTACTTCCTTGGCGCGGCCACGATGAGCGAGCCGATCATCGCCGGCATGACCGAGATCACCGGCACCATGACGGTCGAGTTCGACTCGCTCACCAACTACAACCGCTTCGTGAACGGCACGGTGGCGGCGGTCAACGCCAAGTGGACGGCCGCGACCGCGATTGAGTCGACGTTCTTCCCCTACGTCGAGATCGACCTTCCGGACGTGCGCTTCGACGGTGCGACGCCGTCGATCGCCGGCCCGGACGTCGTGAGCGTGGAGCTGCCGTTCAAGGCGCTCTACGACGGCACCGACCAGCCGATCTCGGTCAAGGTGCAGACCGCGGACACCGCCTCGGTCTAGCAGTGGCAAACCGCCTCACAGGAAGTGCGACCGGGCAGACCCTGCAGGTCAAGGGTCTGTCCGCGCTGCAGCGTGATCTCAACAAGATCGCAGCGCCAGGTAGCGAGAAGTCGATCAACCAGCAGCTGATGAGGCCGGCGCTCAAGGAGATCGGTGACATCGTGGCCGAGGACGCGCGCAGGATCGCTCGGCGACGCTTCACGACGCTCTCGAAGGGCACAATGGCGCGCAAGATCGCCGGGTCGGTCACGCAGCAGGGCCTGTTCGTGCAGAGCAAGGCAACGCGCAAGAGCCGCAAGTACCCCGACGGGTATCGCTATCCCGGCGTCTACGAGTACGGCGGCCGCGACGTGCAGCTGCTGTCCGGCGGAGGCATGACCGAGATCCGCAGGCGCAGCCGCATCGGGGCCAACCTGCGCCAGGGCGGCCGCGCGCAGGGCGAGTTCGGGGAGTACGGACCGAACGCGGTGCTCTACCCCGCCCTGGTCAACAAGTTCAGCGAAGTCGAGAGGCAGTTCGTCGCGTTCTCGGAGAAGTTCCTCCGGGACATCGGACTCAACTGAAAGGACAGAAGTGGCAGAGCTCATCATCTCCCGGCCTGACGGGGAGAGGCGCTACCCGGTGCCCCAGTTCGAGCAGCTTTCCTACAAGGAGCTCGCAACCATCGAGCGCGTGACTGGCGTGCCGGCCGCACGCTGGGACGAAGGGATGCAGAGCATCATGTTCCCGGTCGCGCTTGCCTACGTGGCGACCCAGCGCGCCGGCGAGGAGGTCTCCCTGGATGAGCTCGAGCAGCTCCCGGGGACGGCGATCAGCATCGACGACCCCGACGGCGACCTGGACCCTACCGACGGCGCAGAGGACAGCGGCGAGAGCTCGCCGGCATCCGAAGCGCCTGGAACCCAGGACTCCTGAGGATCTACGGGCTCAGGCCCTGGGAGATGGAGCTGATGACCCCCGAAGAAGTGCGTGACCTGGGTGAGGACATCAAGCGCATGAACAAGGACGGCAGCTAGTGGCACGCCAGCCGAAGGTCGAGGTCGCACTTCTCGCAGATGCCGGCGCGATGGTGCGCGGCTTCCGCCAGGCGAAGGAGGCCAGCGATGACCTCGAGGGCGGCCTCGCCAAGGCGCAGAAGGCCGTCGGCGTCATGGACAAGGCGGTCATCGGCGCTGCTGCGGCGCTTGGTGGCGCGTTCGTCGTGGCGCTCAAGACGGGCATCTCGTCGCTCATGGAGCACGAGAAGGCCGACGCGCAGACCGCCGCGGCCATCAAGTCGACCGGCGGCGCGGCGAAGATCTCCGCGGCCCAGATCGGGTCCATGGCGGACGCGATCGAGAAGAAAACCGGCATCGACGACGTGGCGATTAAGCAGGGGTCGAACCTGCTGCTCACGTTCACCAAGATCCGCAACGAGGCCGGCGCGGGCAACGACATCTTCAATCAGACGACCCAGATCATGGCCGACATGAGCACGGCCATGGGGAAGGACCCAACCGCCTCGGCCATGATGCTCGGCAAGGCGCTGAACGACCCTGTCAAGGGAGTCAGCGCCCTTGGTCGTGCCGGCGTGCAGTTCTCGAAGGAACAGAAGGACCTGATCAAGGACATGGTCGAGTCCGGGAACGTCATGGGTGCTCAGAAGATGATCCTCAAGGAGCTTGAGACCCAGTTCGGCGGATCTGCCGAGGCCGCGGGCAAGACGTTCTCCGGGAGGCTGAACATTCTCAAGGCGCGCCTCGAGGAGGTGGCCGAGAGCGTTGCCGCGAGGCTCATGCCGGTGCTCATGGCGATCATGGACTGGGCTGAGCGCAACTGGCCCCAGATCGAGAAGGCTCTGCAGGCGATGTTCGA